GATATCGGTGATATAAACGACGTCCTTAAAGATCTTTAATAGATGTCACCTAATGTAGAAAATAATATAGGAGAGATGGGCTTTGACTCATCTCTCTGTGTTGTATAAATTTGTATAAATTTCTTGAATATATAAAATAAATGGAAGTTAGAAAATACACGCAAAAAGAAATTTTGGAAATGTTTAATATCCATAGACAAACTCTAAATAATTGGAGAAGAAATGGAACTATTAAGTATGAAAAATTAAATCAAAGAAAATTTCTATATTATCTTCCTGAAACTAAAATTATTCAAGAAAATGAATCGCCAAAAGAAATATAATTTCGTTTACATTACTACAAATTTAATAAACGGAAAACAATATGTGGGATTTCATACTACAAACAATTTAAATGATGGATATGTAGGATCTGGGAAATTAATCATGTATGCTGTAAAAAAATATGGAAAGGAAAATTTCTCTCGGGAGATATTAGAACATTGTTCATTAGATCAATGGAGAGAAAAGGAAACATATTGGATAAATATAAAACAAACTAAAAAACACGAAGGAGGATATAATTTATCGGATGGAGGGGAGGGTGTAATAGGTATGGATCCTTGGAATAAAGGTAAAAGAAATTGTTATTCTAAGGAAACATTAGAAAAATGGAGTGAGCAAAGAAAAGGAAGAAAACTATCCACAGATGCAAAAATAAAATTATCTAAATTTAATGCGGGCAAAAAAGTTTCTGAAGAAACAAAAAGAAAAATGAGTGTATCACATAAAGGAAAAAATAATCCGATGTTTAATAAATCTGCCTGGGAACCTATAAATAAAATAAGAAAAAAGTGTGAATTTTGTGGAAAAGAAATGAATATTGGAAATTATAAAAGATGGCATGGAGAAAAATGTAAACATAGAATTTAATAACTTGAGTATGGATTCTTCTTTATCTAAAGAAGAATATGTTGAATATCTATTATTAACAGTGAAACCAATCCTAGAAGAAAGATTTTCGGACAATGCTATAAAGCAGATGCCCGAAAAAAAATATGATAGAATAAATTTAAGCTGTCCATACTGTGGTGACAGCCTGCAGAGCGACTATAAAAAAAGGGGGAATTTTATTTTAAAAGGGAAGCATGCAGGATATTTTAAGTGTCATAATTGTGGAATATTTAAGAAAATCAATAATTTTTTCAATGATTTTAAAGTACAAATGGATTTAAGTGCTGTAAATTATTTATCTGAACATACCGGGGATTTTACCACAACACTAGATGGAAAATATGACATGTCTGTATTTTTGAATATGGACGAATTAGATAAATATGCCATCGACCGACAGGAACTCTTACGCCATTTTGGGCTTATGGAAGTCAAGGATTCTCCTGTCTGGTCATGGCTATCTAATAGACATCAATTTCAAGCCGATAAATTTCTGTACCATCCAGAGAAAAATTATGTTTTGATATTAAATTTAACACAATCTGGAAAAATATTAGGTGCGCAGAAAAGAGTTTTTAAAGGAGATAATAGATTTCAAACATTTAGATTATCCAAACTTTATGAACTAATGGAAAGAAAATTAGATGTAGAAGAACAATATAAAGAATATCTAGATACGCTATCTATGGTATTTAATATATGCTTGATTAATTTTAATAAGAAAATAACTCTTTTTGAAGGGCCAATGGATGCTTTTTTATTAAAAAATTCTATAGCAAATACAGGCGCCAATAAAGAACTGCCGATAGATCTACCTGTTAGATATTTTTATGACTATGACGATACGGGAATTAGAAAGTCTATTGAGCATTTAAACAAAGAGCAAGAAGTATTTTTGTGGAGCAAATTTATAAATGAGTTGAATTTACCATATAGAAAGAAATGGGATTGGAATGATTTTATAATATATGCAAAACAGAATAATTTATCTCTTCCATCTATTGATTTATTTTTCTCTTCAGATCCTATAGATATTATAGATATATAAATAATATGAAACTAAAAACAAAAATAGAACATACTTTTGATGTAGATTCTAATTTACTAAATGATTTAGATTTTACAGTGGACATCCCTATCGAATCTATCAAAAGAAAAACGAAGATAACTGAAGTTAAAACCCAAAGAAGAAAAAAAGATGGATCAACCGGACTTTTTTAATATAAACCCAGACGTTCCTAAAGAACAGTCGTTAGAAGATAAATTTGCTAAAGAAAGATTAGAATGGGGAGAGAAAGTTGCAGAAATGTCGGAAAAAATGAAAAACGTCTTTAAAGTAGGCGAGCTTATGACCGAAATTTATACAGAAAGACAGCGATGTGTTGAATATTACCATTATTTACTTTCTGTATTAATAAAAGTAAATCGAGAATATAAAAAGAATTACGCAGAACGATTTGATTATTGGTCATATAAATCACAGATAAGATACCCGAACCAACCAGCACTTAATAATAAAATTCACGTGGAGCTGGCAGATATATTAGAAAAAAGAGAATTAATTGACAATCATTCTAAATTTATGTTAGAATGTAAAAATACAATTGATAATATAATTTATGCGATTCCTAAAAGAATTGACATAGAAAAAATATCAAGAGGAAGTCTATAAAAAGTAATATCTATGAATTTAGCGTGAATATACATAATAAAACATGAATTTTATTTATATTACAACTAATTTAATAAACGGAAAGCAATATGTGGGGTCTCATTGCGGGGATGAAAACGATACTTATTTAGGAAGTGGAAAAATATTTCTAAAAGCATACAAAAAATACGGAAAAGAAAATTTCAAAAGAGAAATTTTAGAAGAATGCCCCCTAGAAGATAATTTAATTAGAGAAACATATTATATACAAAAATATAATACGCTCCTACCTTTCGGCTATAATATATCCCCTACCGGAGGTCACGGATTAAAAGGAAAATTAAATGACGAAACTAAAGAAAAAATAAGAAATAAACAAAAGGGAAAGAAAAAAATATTATATTTTATTGAAAAATATGGGGAAGAAGAAGGTAGACTAAAATATGATGAATGGATTGAAAAAGTAAAATTCCCCAAAGGGAATATTCCTTGGCTTAAAGATAAGCATCATTCTAAAGAGGCCAATGAAAAAAATAGAAAATCACATCTAGGAAAAAAATATCCGCCACTTTCTGAAGAACATAAAAGAAAAATAGGGGAAGCTAATAAAAAACATTTAACTGGGCATAAACAATCCAAAGAAACAATAGAAAAACGTAGACAGAAACATTTAGGAAGAAAAAATACAGAAGAAACAAAAAGAAAAATGTCATTAGCAGCAAAAGGAAAACCAAAGAATTATGATGTTTGGAATAAAAATAAGACTAAATTAAACATAACGCCAGATATAATAAATGAAGTTAAAAAATTAAAAGATCAAGGATTATTACAAAGAGAAATTGCAGAAAAAAAGAATTATTCTATATCAGCCATATCAAGAATACTAAATGGATTTTATGATAACAAAGAGCAAATATCTAGAGGAAAATGATTAAATTAGGAATAATAGGATCAAGAAAATGGAACGACAAAGAGAAAGTATCTGCCGTAGTAGATCAGTGTTTAGCCAAATACGGTCGAGATTTAATGGTAGTATCAGGTGGGGCCAAAGGCGCAGACACCCATGGGAAAATAGTAGCACTAGAAAAAGGATTAAAATACAGAGAGTATAACCCAGCTCATGAAGCATGGAATGAATACTCTGGTAAACCAAAAGAATGGTATGAAAAGGAATACAAAGTTTCAAATTTCTTTGAAAGGAATACATTTATAGCGGAAGATAGTGATATAATATTAGCATTTATTCCGACTGGGCATCAAAGCAACGGAACTATGGATACTGTAAAGAAAGCTGAAAAAATGAATAAACCATGTCTTATAATAAATTAGAAATAAATGACTATGTATATGATTCCGATATGGAAGTATACGGAAAGGTCAAAAATAATCAAGATATTCATAACATCATTGTAGAATATGAAGAATATGGTGGGGGTTTGTATTGTATGGATCCCAACTGCGAAGAATTTGATCCGAATTTAAAGTTGATCAAAAGAAAATGAATGATTAATAAATGATTCTTAGAATAACAGATGATAAAAAATACTTGCAGGTTGTTGATGGAACAGCAAACGAAATTGATCAAATTAGTTTTTCTTTTACAAAGAAGGCTGCGAACTGGTTTATAATAAAGAAAAAAGTTCCGCATTGGGACGGCGAATATAAATTTATAGATCGATATCAGAGAATACCCCTTGGCCTGTGGAGAGAAGTAGAAAGATTATGCAAAAAATTCCACTTTCCACTTAAAATAGATGGGCTTGACTATCTTTATGATTCTACTCACAATGATGAGGAATTCAAAAAATGGGCTTTAGATTATTTTAAAGATTCTAAGATTACGCCAAGAGATTATCAGTTAGAGGGAGCATCCAGAGCCCTTAAATTCAAAAATTGTACAGAAGAAATTTCAACATCTGGAGGAAAGACTCTTATAGCATTTATGATATTCAAATACTTGTTTGATGTAAAGAATAAACCTAAAATGTTGTATATTGTTCCAAACGTAAACTTAGTAACTCAAACAGAAGAGAAGTTTTATGAGTATGAAGATGGATGTGGAAACAGACCAAACTGGAAGTCAGATTGTGCATTCGGCGGGGCAAGGTCTAAAGACGGCGCTAAGTATGATATAGTCTTTGGCACATATCAAACGTTGTCTAAAAAAAGTGACGAATATTTTGAGCAATTTAATGCGGTTTGTGTGGACGAGTGCCATCACTCGAAAGCAGCTTCTATTAAAAACATTCTCATAAAATGTTATAACGCTGAATACAAATTCGGATTAACTGGTACATTACCGGAAGAAGATTCATATGATTCATTTACTATTCAGTCTTATTTAGGACCAAAGGTTTATACAATCCATTCAGCAGATTTGATAGCAGCTGGTAATGCAACGCCTGTTCATGTAGTTGGAATAGAATTAGACTATCTAGAACCTGATATTAAGAAAAAACTTTATGACCTAAGAAACGTAAAGGCTGATGAAAAAGATGGGGCAAAACTACTTAACTTAGAAAAGGATGTTGCTAGGGAATCTAGAAAAAGATTCAACTACATAGTTAATCAAATAGCCAGTACTACTAAAAATTCGTTAGTGTTATTTTCTGATATAAAAAATGATTATGGTAGAAGTATTTATAATTGGATAAAAGAAAATACAGAGAAAAATGTTTATTATATTGATGGAGGGACTAAAAATGAGAATAGAGACTATTTTAAGAAAAAAATGGAAGATCAAGAAAATACTATTATCATAGCATCTATTGGTGTTTTTAGCGAAGGAATCGATATACTCAACGTCCATAATATTTTTATTGTAGAATCTTATAAATCTCAATTCATAGTAAGACAGGTTCTTGGTAGAGGAATGCGTTTAATGGATGGAAAACATAAAATAATGGTTATTGATTTTTCTGATAACTTTGAGTATGGTTCAGGTTACCAGAAAAAGAATTATTTAATGCGCCATGCTGACGAGAGACAAAAAATTTATAATGAAAAGAAATTTCCAAATAAGAGGTTCAAAGTTAAATTATAATTTTTTGATATATAAAATAAAATAAATGTTATGGGTAAAGTTAAAGATAAGTTACAAGAACTTGGAGAATTATTCGTAGAATTAAAGTTCAAAACTGAAACATGGGGTGGAGCGATCGATGCCATGGAACAGATATTATCTCCAGAAGAGTTTGACTTCTTTTTAGAAAATATCGATGCTATACAAGATATGTTAGGTTTTAATGTAGATTTGAATGATGTAAATGATATAGATAACTGGGATAAAGACGGCAATATGACAATTGATTATGATTTAGATTATAACAACGATCCAGATGAAAATATATATCCCACAAATGAAGCAAGAGGAGTAAAAGGAGATGTTTTAAGACCTTATGGAGGAAGAAAAGCCAGAGCCGGTATGGGTTATGGAAAGGGAAATAGAGCTAATTATAATCCCGAAGATGAAATTGACACTGAAGAAGAAATATTAAGACAAAAATCTCTTATGCAAGATGTGAAAGATAATCAAAGAGGCCCAATAACTTCCAAAATTATTGATGATGAAGAAGTATTTGATGTAGACGATGATTATGATCAGTATGAGTTAGGACCCGGAGATGGAGGAATGGCAACTTTCAGAAGAAATAATAGAACTGACGAATCTTTATTAATGCCTTCTATTAATGAATATTGGGATGACGACGAAAGAGAACATCAACGATACTTAGATGCTGATAAAGATTCAAGAAGAAGATTCAAAGAAAGAGAACAAACTACCGGAGAATATTCTGAAGAAGATGAAAGAGATTTTGTGAGAAGCCAAAAAGGACTTTATGTTAAAGTAGGAAAAATGTATATGCCTGCTCTTTATCATACTCCATCTATAGGCCGGACTGACGGTAAACTCTATAGAAAAAATAAAAGAACTGGCGGATATTTCCCTGTTAAAGGATAAAATAAAACTTGTTAAAAAATAAAAGGGAGCTTAGGCTCCCTTTCTTATTTATATGTAAATTATCTTCTACTTCTAGAGGATGAACTTGATCCTCTTGGTGCGCTACT